TGAAGAACCTGTTGAAACAGAAGTAGTTGAAACAAAGAAAGAAGATAAGGAAAAGGCAGAAACAGAAGCATCAGATAAGGCATCAGCTAAAAAAGAATTGAAATCTATTTTAAGAAAGATTCATACTGCAACTACTGTTGATGCTGTTGAAACTGCTTTGGATAGGTTGGCTAAACATGGGGTTCTTAAAGATACTGATGCATCAAGGTTGACTTTGGTTAAGGATGAAGCTGCACGTAAGATTAAGAAGTTAGAGGCCGGTAATAAGGAAGAAACTCCTGAATCTAAAACTGATGAAGTTATGGAGTCAATCCTCATATAAAAATGGAAATGAGAGAGTTGTTAGAACAAGTTATGGCAGACCATAAGAGGTTAGATGAGTTTAACTTTAAGAAGGGTATGGCAACTGCGGCTGCATTAGGTGTATTGGCTAACCCAGCTATGGCAAAGGGGCTGTATGTCGATCCTGGGCATGGTGGTAAAGATCCTGGTGCAGTTCATCAAGAGTATCATGAGAAAGATATTAACTTGCAGGTAGCAAATAAACTAGCATCTCATTTTAAAGATGTAAAAGTCTCAAGAGATGGTGATACATTTATATCATTAAGTAATCGTGCAAAAGGAGCTAATGAGAAAGATGCCGATGTATTTGTTAGTATCCATGTTAACTCTTCAGATAAGGCACCGACTACAAATGGATCTGAAGTTTGGTATTACACAGGCAGTGAAAAAGGAAAAACTTTAGCTAATGATATTGCTACAGCACTAGGATCAGAAAGAGGTGTTAAAGATACAACTAAATTTAGTGTATTAAAAAATACAAAGATGCCTGCTGTATTAATTGAGTTAGGATTTATCAATGATGAAACAGATAGAAAAAATTTATTATCTGATAAATGGCAGAATGATGTGGCTCAAAAGATTGCAAATGCTATTAAAAATTTATACAGCGGTGTAAAATAGTACCAGACATGCAGAGTATAGGACAAAAAGGGAGACTAAAGCATGGCAATAGATGAGACAAAAAAAGGTAATGGTAATGGTTCTAAACAGTTAGTTGAGTGGTTTAGAATAATAACCCCAGTTTTAGTTATGGTTAGCATAGCTATATTGGGTGGGATTAGTTTTCAACTTAGAGCTTTAGATGGTAAAGTGTTTACTCATCTAACAAATCATGAAATACATGTTCCTAGAGAACAAATGGTGCTTAGTGGTGAGTTTACAATGCAGAGTAAGTTTTCAAATGAAAAGTACGATAGGTTAGTAGAACAGATGTGTTTGTTTAGAGAAGAGATGAAAACAGATATGCGGGAAGCTATAGCACTTATGAGGACATATAAATAATGTCAAAAATAATTCCAAGGGGAGTTGTTAATGTGATGAGAACATTTAATGATCTTGCAATAGATCTATATGGTATTACTTGTACCATATATGTTCCCACTAATTTAACAGCCTTGGAGCCAGATGATATCTATACTTCACCGGCAGATATTACATATAAAGGACACTATAACCAGCTAGTATGGATAGAATGGTATGCTAAAGATTTATATAGGTTAAGAAAATTAGGAATATTTTCAGAACATGAGGCACCTATTACAGCATGGTTTAAACTTATGCCAGAAGTAACAATAGGAAGTTACTTTAAAATAGAGTCTAGATTTATTCCTGAAAAATATGATACAGATGAATTTGAAATTGTAGATGTTGTCTTAAAAAATACATATGATAATGAGATTTATAGAAGATATAAAATAGCACCAAGGAGGGCAAAGTAATGGTAACAAAGGTAAGAAAGCTAAAAAATATCTCTGGTTCACAAGTGCCTGTTCAAATAAGTGATTCTACTACTATTTATTTAGGACAAGGTGAGGAATTAGAAGATAAGGATGTGCATAATTTGGAAGAAATAAAGGGGTTTGTTAAAGTAGAACAAGATTTATCGGAGGTACCCAAGATAAATGAAAGAAAAAGATTACTCTTCGATTAGACGGGAAGCAGAAAAAATGAGCGTTGAATTAGAGAGGTTTCAGGCACTTTCTATGCAGCTTATTGCTGGTAAAATATTGGCCGATTATATTGATGCCAATAAAAATTGTACAGGTGAACCGGAATATTTTTTTGAAGAATGGTTAAAAATACATATAATTAAACCAGATAGTGACTTCAAGGAAAGAGCTTGGAAAGCTTTTATGAAAAATCTGGTGGGATATAGGGGGTTTGAAAAGTTTCAATGAGTACTACATCTTTTATACAGATTATGGATGCAGGAATGAAAACTGTTGTGTTTGATAAGTTTAGTAGTTATTTAAATTTATCAGATTCTAACAATGATTTAGTTTTTTATCCTAAAGAAATTGCCCAAAGAAAAATTGCTGAAAAGCGGGGTGAAGGCACTGTTGAATTTATAAGTGTTTGGAGGGATAGTCTTGAGTTTGATTGGAGAAGGCAAAGATCCAGTCTTGCTAGGAGTGGGATGAGATTGCAATATGTGGATAGTTTAACAAAGACACAGGTTGTTACTGTTAAAGCAGTTCCAGCAACCATTGGGTACAAATTTTATTTATGGAGCAGAGATCTTGATTCTATAATGAAGGCTGTTGAGACATATTTATTTTGGGTACATAGTTTTCCAAATATGGTTCTTTATTATAACGGATTATATGAGATGGATATGTATATGAAATTTGGCCAAGTAACTGATGTAACAGATTACAATGTATATGAGAAAGGTCTGTATTTTGTATATGAATTTCCGATTAATTTAGAGGGATGGGTGTTGACGTCAATAAATGCAAAAACAGTGCTAAAAATAATTCTTGATTTGTATATTAGGGAAGGAACAAGCCCCAATTTCCGAGATACACTTATTGATGAATATATTATAGAGACGACATCTTGACTTTAATTGTAAGATATATGAAAAAGAATTTAAACAGAAATATTAACTAACTAAGGAGGAAATACTATGGCGTTTTACTTGTCACCGGGAGTATACACAAGAGAATTAGATTTAAGCAATATAGTACCAACTATTGCCACAACTACTGCGGCTATTGTAGGATATTCTGCAAAGGGAGATGCTTCAGAAATGAGGTTGATAACTAATTCCCAACAGTTTATATCTGAATATGGTGAACCAGTATTGGGTGAGAAGTTTCACTATTCTGCATTAGCATTTTTAGAAACTGGAAATCAGTTATGGTGTTACAGAATACAAAATACTGCCTTGTATGACGGTGTAAAGATTAAAGAAAGTGATAGTGTCGATACAAATGCTGCTATTGATAGTGGTGTTACATCAGCAGATTTTGTTGATGTATCTGGTGAAGATAACATTTTTGATATTTATGGTTGTAACCCAGGAGTTTGGAACAACAGTTTAGGTGTTAGAATTACAAGAACAACTGCTAATGATGCACTTTATGTGTTTGTAATTGATGTGTATTTACTTGATAGTAATGGTACTTACAACAAAGAAGAATCTTGGACAGTTTCTAGAAAAACTCAGGTAGATGGGTATGGGAGACAACAGTATTTAGAAACAGTTATAAATGGATTTAGTGATTATATTAAAATTGCAGATAACACAACTGTGGCAGATACTGTATTACCTAAAGCACAGGGTACTACACTTGCTTTTGCTGAAGGTTCTGTTGGTTCTGCTGTAACTGATGCTGAGTACATAACTGGATGGGATTTATTCCTTAACCCGGATGAAGTTGATGTTCGTCTCTTAATAGAAGATGGATATCAATCAGTAGCTGTTCAATCAAACTTAAAAACAATTGCTGAATCTAGAAAAGATTGTATGGTTATTTTGAACATGGACCCAGCACAAACAACTTCTGCGGCCTCAATGATTTCTTGGAGAAATGATACACAGAATCTTAATTCAAGTTATGTGGCTCTATATACTCCGATGGTTCAGATATATGATCAATATAATGCAACATTAGTTTCTATTGCAGGATCTGGTTATATTGCTTCTCAGTATGCATATAATGATTATATTAGGAATGTATGGAATGCTCCGGCTGGTTTAAATAGGGGTATTTTGAATGTTCTTAGTATTTGTGATCAGAATGGTACAAGACTATCATTTACTCAAGGTGAGAGAGATCTATTGTATGCTGCAGGAATCAACCCTCTGCAAATATTTCCAGGATCTGGTAATGTTATCTGGGGTCAGAAAACTGAAACGACAACTGCATCTGCACTTGATAGAGTAAATGTTAGAAGGTTACTTATCATTATTGAGAAGGCAATGGCAGTATCGTTAAGATCATTCTTATTTGAATCTAATGATGAGAATACAAGATTTAGAATTACTGCAATGTTAGAATCGTATTTAGATACATTGGCAGGTGGTGGTGCTTTCCAAACATCTTCAACAGATGCAAAGGGCTATGCAGTAGTGTGTGACGAAACAAATAACACACCAGATACTATTGATAGAAATGAACTTCATGTTGATGTGTTTGTTAAACCTATAAGAGTAGCAGAGTTTATCCAACTTCAAGTTATTGTTACTACAACTGGTGCTTCATTTGAAGAATTGGTGGCTAAAGGATTTAATCTATAATTGAATTATAATTTAACATAAGGAGGAAGAAAGATGGCAAATATGGGCATAGACTCATTGAAAACTAATTTAACAAATCCGGCAAGAACTTTCCTGTGGGAAGTACTTGTTCCTGTGCCAATTGGGGATGGGGAGTCTTTAACGTATACTTTGAGGGCACAATCTACTGAAATACCTAGTAGGGGTAACACTCCGATAAATATACCTTTTAAACAGACTGCCGGAGTTGTTGTGGCAGGTAAACTTGAGTATGATCACACTTGGTCAGTAACATTTATCGAGGGTGAGGATAGAAAAGTATTTGATGCAATTCAATCTTGGCAGCAAGATATTGTAGATAATGTAACAGGAATGGGTCTCGGTGATCCACTATACAAATCCGATATATACTTAACT